CCACCGCTTTCCCGCTACTGTCGCAGGGTTGCTTTTTTCACGGTTACGGTTCTCCGCGTGTCTGCGCTGCGTCTGCTCCGGTCCAAGGCGGATGTGCCTAGACGCTTTCCACGCCGCCGGAGCCTCAACCAACATCGAACTTTAAATAGTTTTCTACCTACTCTGGCTATTCCTATTTACCAATATCAACCCACTTACACTGTGCCTCGTCCCACTCCATTTCCGACAGTCCCTCGATGTTTGCGAGAACCCTGCCGCGCACTTCATCACTGAGACTTTTTCCAACCTTTCGCGCCTTATTGTTAAGGTACTCAATAACCTCAACAGGCAGCAAAATTGATATACGTTCCATCGCCATATTCGTTCCTCCTGTGGTAGAAACTACCACCTGCTCACAACTATGTCCACATCTTTTCGCACGTTTTTTTCCTGTTTTCGAGCAATTTCTTTTGATTTACCCACCCACGAAACCCGACTCCGTACACGTATGCCGTGCGTATCGTTCCTCCAAGATTGTGCGGCTTCTCGGCCAACTCCTTGACGTATACGGTGATCGGCGTTGACTCCCCACCAATCTTGGCGCGAAAGAGGTATTTACCACCCACACGCACCCCCTTTGCCGGTGCCAGGCGGTGCGTGCGGATGTCCTCCATATCTTGAGGCGTGAGGTTGTAGTCGCCTTGCATGGCTACTTTACCTGCAACGACTCCGACTCAACCAAGCGAGCACCGGCAACGTCTACACCAGACAACATGGCATCCTTGATTGCCACCTTGTCAGGCTCCGTAGTGGTCTTGATGCGCACAAACTGCTCAGACAACAACGACACATCATCAACAACTACAGACGCAGACTTGCGAAGACTGATAGTCGTTGTTGCCCCGCTCACCTTGCGCAGCCCATTTGCTGTCATGACGTGCAACATGCGCGACTTCATACGATCAAGCGCGTTTTCTGCGGCCTTGCGTCGATTCTGGACGCGCTTTTCTTCATCCTTGAGGAATTGGATACGCGCAACCTGTTGACGCAGCACGTAGCCGTATGCGTCGATTTTTTCCGCCTCTTGTGTGGCCAGTTCTTCCAGGTATGCGTCAAGTACATGTGCATCAACTTCGTTTGCGTCTGCACATTCCATGGCCTCAAGTACGTTGCGGATCTCCGCCTGAATATCGTTCATCGTGGGCATTGTTCACCTCGTAAGGGCGGCTGTTACACCGCCCGTTGTTTTATCGCTATTGTTAACCATGAATCCATGAATGGTGCATAGAGCACAGCCATATGACATCAAGAGGCTTTGAATAGTCTTCGTGGTGTGCCTCAATCCTCTCTGTAGTTCCACATATTTCGCATGGCTGCTTATGGATTTTACCCCTGCTAACAGCCTTATTCAAAATTGAATGTGCACGATACTTCTCTGGATTTTCTGCCCTGTATTTGCGCAAGTAATCAATACCCTGCCTGTTCCCCCTCTCTCTGTCATATGCTCTGTAGTAATCAACCTTGTCCTTGCGGTTTTTGCGAACATCCCTCTTGTTACAATCTTTGCATTTATTCACATGACCGTCTGACATCTGGGGATGCTTGTAAAATTCTGACAGAGGCTTCACCTCTCCACACTTAAAACATTTTTTTTCTTTCATATAAAACCCCTTTTAAGAAACTATATCCTAAAGGGGTTTTATGTCTAGTAGGTTTTTATTGAGGTTTTCCTACCTCTTAGCTAAAAGGCACGTCGTCCATTCCGCTGGCTTCAGACGGGAACGCGGGGCCTAGGTCGTCGTCGTAACGGGCTTGCTGTTGTCCGCGAGATTCGTTGCGCTGCTGTCCACGCTGCGGAGCCTGCTGTCCGCTGTCCTGTTTGCGGTCGAGGAACTGCACGCGCTGTGCCTTGATTTCCGTTGTGTAGCGGTCCTGTCCGCTCTGGTCCTGCCACTTGCGTGTTTGCAAGCTGCCCTCGATATACGCTAGGCTGCCCTTTGCGAGGTAGTTTGCGCAGTTCTCAGCCATGCGGCCCATGACCACAACACGATGCCACTCTGTCTTTTCGTGCTTAGTACCTTCTTTGTCAGTGTACGACTCGTCAGTAGCCACGTTGAAGTTTGCGATAGGCGTTCCGTTTCCGGCATAGCGCAATTCCGGATCATTCCCCAGACGCCCGATAATCATAACACGATTAAGCATTTGATTTATCCCTCAAGTATTTTTCCCAAGCATCAATCATCTGTGAGGCTTCAGTTTTGTTTATCTGGTTAAAAGATTCTATCCGACGCTTCAAAAAACTAGACGCATGGTTGAGTCTCTGTTCGTCTGTTTGCCCCTGATAGTACGCCATGAGCCTCTTCCTCTGTTCGTCAGTCATCGGATCTGCTGTCTTGTCATTCCTTGCCTGTTTTTTAGCACGGGCACTGCCCTCTGCTTGATGTTCGTCCGAATCTGAATCCTTTGTATCATCAATGGCAAAAAGCCCGTTCAGCGCGTATTTACGTGCATAGCTTGATGTACATCCTGTTATCTGGGCGTCGTCCATTCCTTTTTTGTCCAACGCCTCACGAGCGTATCCAACGTTTTCAATTTTTTCGTCACCACACATCAGCGTGGCCGTTGCCTTGATGTAGTACCTGTCTCCGACAAGGACCAAGTCGTCGTTCAGAACAAGCGCACATGAATTCTTTTCCAGCAAAGGCTTTACTGCCTCAAGAATATCTTCGCACGATCTGTAGTTGTACTTACCAAACGTGTTCTTTTGATTTTTGGGCGCCTTCAGTTCAAGCTGAATGGCTGATAACACACTGACAATAGCCATCTTCCTCACCTCCGTAGTTCTCGAACTCGCTGTCCATCCCCCCCACCGGCTGAGTGCACGGTATGTGCTCGTACTCAGGCGCGTATGGATCTGGTGGTATTTCGTCAGGCATCGGCGTTCCGGGGATTGTCCACATGGGCTTACTCCTCCCCTCTGGCCTTGCGGAGGGCTGATTCGACCAGCTCTTCCCACGGCTTATAGGTGTCGTATAACGCACCAGCAGGTCCAAGACTGCGGATGTTTTCTAACGTTGTTTCCAGCGCCTCGTACAGGCCCGGTGCTGCCGCGATGAGGTGGGCGTTGGCTTCGTGATTGTAGTATGATTGGCCTTCATATTTCTCTATCCACGCAACAGTACAAATCATCCCAAATGATTGATCGTCATGTATATATCGCGGACCAACCTTACCTTCTGCATACTCCCACGGGCCCTTTGCAAACTTCTTCTCGCTCATGCCACCCTCCTACTTGTTTTCCTTGGCCGCTTTCAGTCCAAGCGACAAAAGCCACGCCGAACATGAAACTCCAGCAGACTTAGCCGCCTCCTCAATGGTGTGCTTCTGGTCTGCAGTCATACAAACCTCAACCTTCTTATCCTTACGATCATTCGCCATGTAAATCTCCTTGCGTCATTGTTTCGGCAACTCTACACGAAATCCACATGGTGTCAACATGAAAAAAACATGGCCTCATCATGAATTTTCGCTTGACGCAGATTGTGACCGTGGTATTTTGGCTCATCAACACTGACCGATGGAGGCAACGAGATGAAAGACTTCCCAAGCTGTAACAAGGCGTGCGCCATATGCAACGAACCGCGTAAACTTGGAGGCCGGTTGTTCTGCCAGATCGCATACGATGCGCTGCACGAAAACGGGATTCCGATTGTTGGACTGAACGTTTTTGAATTTGACGGCATCAAATATGTTGAGGTTCAGCCGTGGAGCGAGTGGGCCAAAAATTGTGCAGACTTCAACATGAACGAAAATAACGCCAAGGAATACATCGCTGACGGAGAAAGCCCGTACATGGAAGGAATTTTTGACTGGTACTTTGAACGCACCAACTACACCCGCTAAACAGGAAGAAACGAGGGTAATCATATGTGGACACTGAGCGAGAAGATCGACGGCAGCCGCGAGACGATTGTTACAGGAACACTGGAAGAGGTGATGGACGCACTGCGCGGCATAATGGGGCAAGGTAAGCAACTGCGCGTCGTGCGCGAAGGTGGGAGGGGGTAGTTATGGAATACATACCCGCAATCATTCTTTTGGTACTGGCTGCTGCGTTGTTTTGCGCTATCAACAGGTACATGGCAAGATGCGAAAACGATAACTCATTCAACACTGTACACATTCCTAACCATCCGCTTTATATTCGGTCACTGGAAATTCTGCGAAGCTGCAAGACCCGCGGGCAGTGCGAATGCGCCGAGCGCTGGCAGCAGCTAGCAATCAAGAAGATTAAGAGAGGTGAGGTGTAGTATGCCTACGGTAGAATGCGGATGGTGTGGTAAAAAGTTTTATGCAAAGCCCAATAGGTTGGCAAAAAGAGTTGCTGTCTACTGCTCGCGGGAATGCGGAAACGATGCACGAAAATCAAAGAGACCATGGGTTGAATGTCCTGTATGCGGAAAAAGCTTTCAAAGGAACAGGCCAGAACAGAAAGTATGCTCTCAAGAGTGCGGAAGTGTTAAAGCTGGTGAGCTAGCCAAACAGTGCGCGTCTGATGTGCAAACTACGCCTTATCGAGCGCATGGAAATGTGAAGCCTCTTTACGGTTCTACAGGATTTGGAATGTCGTTTGACCCGTGGGCTACCGGAGAGATCCAGCCCGACGAGTATGGGCGTGGGTTGTACCGTCAAGTTGACCCCGTGTTGGGCTTCTAGGGGAGCGACATGAAATACAGACACATCACCATCGTTGTCATCGTGGCATTCCTGCTCGGCACCACCATCTCTCACGTCACGACTAAAAGTCTAGTGGCGCAAGAGTATGAGCGCCAGTTCTCGGAACACGTTGACGCCGTTGACGGCATAGTCTCCGGCCTGACCACACGGTGCGAGGAATGGCGGCTACGGTCAGAGGCGTACCGTAACATGCTCGTTGAGATGGGCGTTGACATGCAGGCCGCTGACAGGGCCGCTGAAACTAACGTGTTGAGGTAGAAATCCATATGGTAAATAATGATGTAAAAACTAAAATTGTCCCAACATATACAGCGGAAGTATGTGTTGCTGGAGACCTGCCCACAGCTAGGGCTGCTTGCAGAAAATTTTGCAATGATGTTGGTGCATGTGTGACCATTGTTCCGGCAGATTTTGCTTACACAGGCGGGCTTGAAAGTGGCGTTATTTGTCGGCTTGTTAATTACCCGCGCTTCCCATCTGACAATAAGGGAATTAGAGATAAGGCAATCGTTCTTGCTGAGCGGCTTATTGAGGCACTTTACCAGACTTCAGCATTAGTGCTGTGTAGTGATTCAACAATTTGGATTCATCGGAGGGATGAAGAACATGCGTAATTTTGTAAGTTTTAGCGGTGGAAAGGATTCGTCAGCTTTGATTCTTGGAATGCTTGAAAGAAATGAGCCAATAGAACAGGCTGTCATGTTTGATACTGGATGGGAATTCCCAGAAATGTACGATCATGTTGAAAAGTTTCAAAAGTACACAGGGGTAAAAGTCATAAAGCTTAAACCAAAGAAGCCGTTTCACTACTGGCTTACTGAGCGCCCAATAGTTGCGTCAAAGGGACCAAGCAAGGGGGAAGTATGCCGCATTGGAAACGGTTGGCCCAGCAAAATGCGTAGATGGTGCACGAGGGAAAAGACACGCGCAATGGACTATTACATGCGTGGGATGTCGTATATGGACATCCCAGGAGTGATGACAAAGTGCATAGGATATGCAGCAGACGAAGCAGACCGTCCCACACCTGCTGAAAGTTTCGGATGGTTTTTCCGATACCCTCTTATTGAATGGGGAATGACTGAAAAAGACGCATTAAAATACTGTCAGTCTCATGGTTTTGACTGGGGAGGTTTGTACGAATTCATGGACCGCGTTTCGTGTTTTTGTTGCCCTCTACAGCCAAAGGCATCGCTCAAGGCTGTCAAGGACAACAGACCTGACTTGTGGGCCCTTATGCTTAAGTGGGAAAATGAAATACCTGAAGGAAGTAACAGGCGCTTTTATGGTAACAAAAAACTTTCAGAGCTGGAGCTGTAAAATGCATGACTTATCAACTCCAAATATTGTGGTTCACGAAGACGGTAAAGGAACATTTGGGGTCACTATTCATTACGCAAATGGCAAAAGCGATTATTTAACCAATGGAATGTCAAAAGACGATGCGCGAAAATACGCCAAGGAATGGGAAGAGGATATAAAAAATGACAATATTGCCATACTGTAAAAACTATCGTTTCGTGGACATGGATCGCGATGCACGGCGCGAGACCGGCAGGACTCATGCGCTGGAAGGGAAGCGCGATGTGTGGTTGAGGAACGCGGCGAAGATGGTCAAGGAGAAGAAACGTGATATGCAAACCAGTTGAGTTTGACGCACCGTCAGGCCGAAAGTACAGAGTATTTCCTCCGCTGAAAAATCCATTTTGCGCAGACGGTCATCTGTTCACAGGATATGCAACGTGGCGCATTGAATATTATCACAGCGAAACACTCGGTTGGCGAAATATAATGCATTACGATGCAAGAGAAAAGGCTGCACGGCAGTTCATCTCGTGGGCTGATTGGAGCTAAAATAAGTCCCCCGACAAGTCTTGACGGCCCTGTCGTTTTGTGGGAAAACTTACCTATCAGCTATTAAGAAAAGGAGTTGAGATAATGAATTCTAAGTTTGTCGTAGAGGTTAAGCGCGTGATGGCTAAGTGCCAACGATGCGACTACGAATGGGAGCCTCGACAGCCTGTGGAAAATGTCCGCATGTGCCCATCTTGCAAGAGCAGGTTATGGAAAACGCCTAAACCTGGTAAGGAATAGCACATGCACCGTGGCTATGTGAAACTATGGCGAAAGAGTTTAGACTCTGGCCTACTTCAGAACGCCGAGGCGTGGCAGCTTATGACGTGGTGCCTCCTCAAGGCATCACATAAGCCGCACAAACAGCTTGTCGGGAAACAGATCGTTGAGCTTGAACCGGGGCAACTTGTGTTTGGACGAATTGCAGCAGCAAAGGAGTTGCGCACGACACAACAGCGTATCAGAACATCGCTAAAAGTTTTGGAAAATCTTGAATTTTTAACCATCAAGCCAACCAACAAATTTAGCGTAATTGCTATTATAAAATGGGAGACTTACCAACAAGACCAACCACCAACTAACCAACAGGTTAACCATCAAGCAACCATCAAGCAACCATCAAGCAACCATCAAACAACCACAAACAAGAATGAAGAGCATTATAAGAATGAAGAGAATAAGACATTAGTACCTATCGGTACTTGTCCACAGCAGGCTGTAGACCAATGCCCTCACCAGGCTATTGTCGACCTATACCACGAGGTCTTACCAGAGCTTCCAAGGGTCAAGTCGTGGAACGAAAAGCGCCAGAAGCACTTAAGGGCAAGGTGGAGAGAACGGGCTGATAGACAGAACCTTGATTTTTGGAAACGATATTTCGAATACGTTCGCAAGTCACCATTCCTAATGGGGCAGCGCAATTCACCAGGAAGGGCTCCGTTTGTTTGTACGCTTGAATGGCTTGTGACGCAGAGTAACTTCACGAACGTGATTGAGGAGAAATACCACAGTGAGCGATAGAGCAGAGATTGAATACAACGCCATATCTGGACTCATGGCAAAGGCTGTGCGTGATCCGCACTTGGTGCCAGACTTTTTTTCGGAATGTCCGCTTTCAAGTTTCAGGACAGAACCGGCAGCATCAATGGCGGCAGCTCTTAATCAGTGTTTTACAGAGAAGGGCGGAATTGACGTTTACCGCGTAGCGCAGCTTGTCAGGGCTTCCAATTCGCATGTCTTTGTGCAGATGGGTGAAAGCGCTGGTATAGCGTCAATGTTCAACAACGGTCTGGCATTTGAGCATGATGTGCTGAATGGTGCTAGGGCTGTACATGCGGAACATATGCGTCAAACAGCACTGGTTGCAATGCAGGGTATCGCGAGTGCGATAGCTGGTTCTCCAACATACGGTCCTGATGAGATAGCAGGAGATTTGGCGCAGCTTGAAAAAGACATGCGCTCAGGATCTTTGAATGAGTCGCTGGATACATGGACCGATTATTTTGAAGAGCTGCAAGAGCGCATATCAAGACCAGAGGCAACGCTAATCAAGACTCCTTGGGAATATCTTGACCGTGTTTTGAATGGCGGTGTTGAGCCTGAAGAGTTGATAGTTTTGGCTGGTCGACCGGGGACTGGTAAGACGGCGCTTGCTGTGAACTGGTCAAACAGTGTGGCCGCTTCTGGAAAATCAGTCGCGTTTGTGTCCCTTGAGGTTTCGAGCCGCCAGATACGCAACCGCATTTTGGCAAGTACGATGGCTGTTGAGTACGGAAAATTCCGCAAGGGAATGACCCAGTCAGAACTTGAAATGCTTCGAGAAGCGTCAACCCCTGTTACAACGCATCCCGTTGAGATTTTGGACAAGGCAAACTGTACCGTCGCTGTTGTGCGCAAGTTCGCCAAGCACTGTGCGGTTAAGGGAAAACTGGGGTTGATCGTTGTTGACTACTTGCAGTTGCTGCGGCCTGAGAAACAAAGTGGTAGCCGCGAACAGGATGTTGCCGAGATGAGCCGAAGCCTTAAATTGCTGGCACGTGAGCTTGGTGTACCGGTACTTTTGCTGGCCCAGATGAACCGGCAGAGCGAAGGCGCAAACCGTGAGCCGATGCTTTCTGACCTTCGCGAGTCAGGCGCAATAGAACAAGACGCTGATATTGTTATATTTTTGCAGGGGATTGGAGACGAAAAGCAAAGCCCGCGTGGGGTAAAGGCACTCGTTAAGAAAGGCCGCAGTAGTGGCCAGGGTGTTGCAAACCTTGAGTTTGACGGGCGCATTCAACTTTTTCAGAACGACGTGTACGGGTTATGCAGCAAGCCTGCTCAGACTCGCGGCAACAGCGACGACAACGGGTTGGCTTAGCATGACCATACCAGTCTCCAAGATACACGCAGCCGGTGGACTTGATAAGTGGATTCGCAAGCAGGACGCGTATAGCAAAAAACCGCACGACGCTCAGCGGAGATCGACGAAAACGGCACAGGTGATAGATGGTATGGCTAAGGTGAAATGCGAGGCTATGAAGCGAAATTCCGATGTTCCGACTGAGCATGAAGAGCAGGTGGCTTTTGTCGAGTGGGCAAGGCTGTGGTTGCCGGAGGAATTGCGAGGGCTTCTGTTTGCTATCCCTAATGGCGGCATGAGACACAAAAAGACGGCGGCAGACCTAAAAGCGGAAGGATGTGTGCGTGGAGTGCCTGATTTACTTTTTGCATGGCCCAGACTTGGAAAGCATGGCCTATTTATCGAGATGAAACGGACCAAAAGTGGAAATCTGAGTAAGGAGCAGAAAGAGATGATCGAGCGTCTGAACAAAGCAGGGTACGCAGTGGTTGTGGCCAAGGGATGCCAGGAGGCACAAGATGCTGTACGTCGGTACATGTTCGGGAGGGTGTGGGATGCCTAAACCCTGTGACACTCACGCCAGCCAGCTACCGTGTGCGAACTTTGGCAAGTGCTACGGGTATGCAACGTGGGCCGGTAAGTCTGGTACGGCGAAGAAATTGGTAGAGGTTCAGGAATGCCCGTACCACCAGATGGTGCGGGACTGGTGGAAGAAGAACGGAGGGAGGAAGTGATGGCAATTAATCTATTGGTTCTTAGCTCTTTGTGCGGTGTTATTGCGTACCTTGCAATGAATGTTTTTGGACTACGAGGTATAGCAGTTTCACTCGCTACAATATCCATGTGCTTCATGTGCGTCTTCTGGTTCGCAGCCGGAATGCTTGGTGCCTACAAGGGGATTGATTCCTGTGAAATGCACCGTGTTGAAGACGGCAAGAATGAGGTCAGAATTACACTCAAGCTTGGCCCGTGGGGATACACGGTAGTGGTTCCTGAGAGCAAACAAAATGAACAACCCAACGCGGGGGAGTGATGAACGATAGGCAACTTAAAGCGGTAAAGAAGCTCAAATTTGCACTCAACGAGTGTGCCAATGCCGATGTGATGATTCTTGCTTTCTCTGAGTTGGGAATGTTTGCATTGCCTCGGGACAAAAGCTCCGAAATGCCTGAGTCACATGAAGCAAGCTCACAAGGATTTATGGAGTGGATCAAGGAGAACACTGTAGAGGTTGGGTGTCCTGGATTAGCTTTTGATGGAGGTGCTGGGGTATGACCAACGATGAACTTTCGGCGAAGGTGGCTGAGGCGAGGGGTGAAGCCCACACCGTACGCGGTGATCTTTTCTTTCACAATGGCCGATTCCTTCCAGATGGAAGCCTAGCCCTTCGGAGAACACCCAAGCCCTATGCCACAGACCTTAATGAAGCTGGAAAGCTGGCTGACGAAATGGCGGCGGTGTTCCGGGCCATGGGTACGGAGGTGTCGTTTGCCATCATGTCCCTACCCTGTAGCGGGCGGTGGAACTGCGTTGGTGGCCCGCTTGGTGCAGATACAGACCTCGCAGGGGATACCATAGCCGAGGCCATATGCAACGCCTATCTGGTGTTCAAAAGGAAGGTGAAGGCATGACCGACGAAAGCACAACCTACAACATCGTTGATGCCGCCCGCCAGCAGCGCCTCGACATGTTCGCGTGTGCGGCCATGCAGGGATATTTATCGTCAGGCAAAGTGTTTACAGGATATTTTAAAGAAGCAGCAACAGAGGCTTACGGCTATGCCGAAGCCATGGAAGCCGAGCGCGAACGACGCATCAGGGAGGGAAGGTGATGGAACACATGCCATTACACGAAGATGAACATCTTGTAGTACAGGTTACGGTCATGAATCTGTACCGGCATGCAAGGAACAATATCGACTTCGAGTTTGGTGTCCGTCCGTCCGGAATCATCACGACGCTATACGCGTCAGCAAGAGAAGCTGCTTGCGGTGTGCTGTGGTTTTTAGCCACGTTTATTGCTGTGCTGACGGTTCCCTTGTGGCTACCGACTGCGTGTTTCGTAGTCCCGTTTTGCAAGGCTGTTTATCACTATTTCAGGTTACATCGTGGGAATGAAGATAAGCTTACGGCCAATCAAAAATACTGGCTTAACAGAAACCTTTCTCATCTCAAGGAGCCCACGAAATGACCGAAGGACGCAAGGACAACGGCGGGAAGCCGTGTAACGACGAGTGCAACATCATCGGAGAGATGGCATGCCCAAACGGGGTGATGATGGGTGGAGTGTGCTATAAGCGGCTTATGAAGGCGTGCGAGATCATCGGCAAGGAGGAGGTGATAGAGATTGCACAACGATTGGTACACGCACGGCACAAACACCCTGATAATGGGGGAAGTCGTCGCGGTAGCTTTATAGCAATTGACAACGAGATGGACGAGCTTTTCAGGGCAATGCACATGGAAACTGAAGACCGCCAAGATGATGAGGCGCTTGACGTTGTTGTTACCGGCATACGGTTCAGGCTCGGGGAGTACGAGTCGTCACAGCCATAATCCTTCATGATAAAACATAGAAAACAGGAAAAAACGAGGTGTCTATGGGGTTTTTATCTAAGATATTTGGAGAGGCAGCAGAGGCCACTGTAGGCACTGCCGTAACCAGCGTGGGCAATGTGCTGGACAACCTATTTACCAGCGATGAAGAGAGGCTACAGGCTGAGGAGCGCATGAAGCTGATCGATATGAAACCGCAGGAAGCGCAGTGGCAGACTAACCAGATTGAGGCAGCTAACGGAAAGTCTTGGAGACATTGGGTCGGAAGGGTATGCGCCATAAGCTTGGCTCTGTACTTCATTCCGCAATATGCAATGGGTGCAGCTTTGTGGCTTAAGATAAGTTTAGCGGCACTAGATGCAGGTAAAGAAATCCTTCCACCATATCCTGTAACAGTTGACGGCCTAATGGAGTTGGTAACTGGTATGCTCGGGCTTGGAGCCATAAAAAGCGTAGAGGTGCTTGCCGATAAGATAAAAAAGAAATAGACACAACGCTCCACCCTGTGTATGGTGTTTAAAACTAGACACGGGGTGGAGTATGGTCGTTGATATATCTGGTAAAAAATTCAACAGGCTTCTTGTTTTGCATTTGTCAGATAAAAAAAGCAAATCAGGAGCAATCTGGCATTGTCTTTGCGATTGTGGAAAATATGTTGATGTTAATTCTTTGAAGTTACGAACTGGGAAAACAAAGTCTTGTGGGTGCTATAGAAATGAGGTTTTGTCAAACAAGAAGCATGGGATGTCTAAGACAAAAACTTATAAGACATGGAAAGAGATGAAAAGAAGATGTTGTAATACTTCTAACGATAATTACAAATGGTATGGAGGTAAAGGTGTTTATGTTTGTGAAAGATGGGAAAAATCTTTTGATAATTTTTTAACAGACATGGGTGTTAGACCTGAAGGAATGACGATTGACCGTATTGACTCAAACGGTCCATATTCACCAGACAATTGTAAATGGTCAACAGTTAATGAACAGGCTGAAAACAGAGACCAGTGCATAACTAAGCCTTATTTTGTAAAAAAAGTATATGAATCACTTTTAAATGGAGATAGCAAGTCTGAAATAGCGAAGAGAATGTGCGTTTCTAGGTCTACAATATATAGAGCAATTAAAAAGGCAAAGGGGATAAGCAAATGAGTTTCAAGTTCGGAGCGTCAAGCCTTGCCAAGTTGCAGCAGTGTGACCCGCGCTTGCAGCAGATCATGCACGCAGCTATAGCAAACAGCAAAGTCGATTTCGGCATTTCGGAAGGCCACAGGGACGAAGCTACGCAGAACAAATACTTCTCCGAAGGACGCAGCAAGGTTCAGTGGCCCAACGGGAAACACAACCAGTACCCGTCTGAGGCCGTCGACGTCGTGGCATATGTCAACGGTAAGCCAACATTTGCCATGCCGTATTACATCTACCTGTACGGTCTTTTCACCATGGCGGCTCATGCCATGTTCAAGGACGTGTCCATTCGTTCCGGCCTCGACTGGGACCAAGACGGCGAGATCATGACGGACCAGACGTTCAACGACGGGTGTCATTTTGAACTGGCACCAAGGAAGCGTTAGGAGGCGACTATGCTTTTCGGTAAACTAATAGCCATAGCGTGCGCCTACTGGTGGGTGTGGGCTATGGCTATCATCTGGTGGTTGAGCACATGATGGTTGACATGCTCAAAGCAATTAAGTAAAAGGGATTCACCAGTACGCATTTCTTCTTTGTCTCGTTCATGAAGCACTCGTTTCGCACCTCCCAGAGTCCCGCAGTCCGCACGCTGCGGGACTTCTTTATTCTCCTACGTGACCCTGTATAAGAGCCTTCCCAACGGTCAGGACTGTCAAGTCATCCTGCACTACGAGCTGGAACTCGTCAGGGTCAACATCGTTTACGAGTCTCGCCACAACGCCATTCTTGTCCTTGCCGTTGAAGCTGCGACGGAATGAAAAACCATACTCGCCTGCGGGGGCGTTTGTTGTGTACTGCACGTCATACGCCTGAAGACGGAAGTCCGCGTTGTTTCGTATGGTAAACAGGTTCTTGTATTTTCCGTTGTATTTTATGCGGAACACAAGACCGTTTGTCAGTGCCGTTGACCCGGCAAACTTTGCATCATCCATAGGAGTGTCATCACGCATAATCATCAGTATGCGCGTAATATCCCAAAACACACCTTGATCAAGAAGGGCTGGAGACACAGCAAAAATAATGGGCGTTACACTTCCGTTTACCCGCAGGTCAACGTTTGTCAGAGAGCATCCGCCAGCGGTTGTGAACGCGAAATCGAGAGGGGTGTTGAGGGCGAGAGTATACTGATTACCAGAGACTGGCGTCACGGTTTTTATTCGCCCTTGATAGAACGCGGTGCCTTCTTTCAGGCAAACATGATTTCCCGCGACGGGGACAACTCCGGTTGTTGAGATGGTAATCGTCTTGTCGAGAAGGTTGGTGTTTGCGTCAACAGTCAGGTCGTCAAGCTTCTGGGCAAGGTACAGGTTCAGGATCTCGGTAAACTGGTCTTGGTCGGCTGTTTGCAGATTACCGTATCTGTCTGTGCGGCCAACCCCACCCAAGGGATTGAGACCCTGTGCCGGGTGTATTTGCATGGTCAGGGACTCGCCATTCACAGGCTGCACGTAAATTCCTATGCCTTCATATACGACGGGGAGGAACTGTCGGTTGCGAACAAAAAAGCGGCTGTCAGACTCAACAGGGACGCCGTCCTTTTCGCACACCCAAAAAGATTCATCGCTAAGGGTTTGCAGCGTGTATGCGTTACCCTCAATCATCCCGGCGGTAACGTCTGTCCATTGCCCCGTAGGGCATGCAATGTTTGGGAAGGTAGCCATGTGTTCATCTCCTTGTTAAATAGTCCCTACGTCTCACGCGCTCTAGAGGTATGTCAAGGCACACTTGACAAGGCTTTTTATTGTGTACAAGGTTTAGAAAAACACAGGAGAGTGGTTTATGGCAGGAGGAAGGCCCACAAAAATGACCGATGATGTCATTGCAAAACTTGAGCAAGCATGGAGCATGGGGTGTTCTGACTCTGAAGCGTGCCTACATGCAGATATAGTGCCAAGCACCCTGTATAGATATTGCGAAGCCCATCCAGAGTTTTCAGAGCGAAAAGAAACTTTGAAGACCAGGGTTGTTTTGAAAGCTCGGCAAGCAATGATTGACCTGCTTGATAGCACCGATGAAAACATTAAGCAGAAGGCCGCCGTTGATACTCTCAACCGCTATGACGGCAAGCCCAAAGAACGTGTTGACCTCACATCTTCTGACGGCAGCATGGCGACCAAGCCCAACGTTATTGAGATTGTACCCTACCTTGGCGGGGATGATGAGCAAGGTACAGATTAAGCTACCGCCCAAGCTTGTTCCGGTGTTTACTGGCAAGAGGCGTGTGCGTGGCTCACATGGTGGGCGAGGGTCGAGTAAGACGCGGACATTTGCAAAAATGACGGCCATACACGGCTATGCGGCTGCCGAGATGGGCGGCAAAGGGATTATTCTGTGTGGACGTGAATGGATGAACAGCCTTAAAGATTCGTCCATGGCCGAGGTCAAGGATGCTATCGAATCCGAGCCGTGGTTAAAGGCATATTATGATGTGGGGCTTGAGTATATTCGTTCAAAGAATCGGCGCATTGAGTACGTGTTCACCGGCCTCAATCGCAACCTCGACAGTCTCAAGTCAAAGTCAAAAATTCTAGTTGCGTGGATTGATGAGGCTGAAGGCGTGTCCGAGATGGGTTGGAACAAGCTTGAACCTACACTACGCGAAGAAGGTTCCGAGCTTTGGGTAACGTGGAACCCTGAAATAGACGGCAGCCCCACGGATGTTCGCTTCAGGAAGCAGGCGCACATGCTTGAGGGCAACTCCATGATCGTGGAGATGAACTACCGCGACAACCCCTGGTTTCCGCAGCCTCTTGAAGCGCTACGTCAACGCCAGCAGAAGACGCTAGATCCATCTACGTATGCATGGATTTGGGATGGTGCGTACCGGCAGAATTCAGAAGCGCAGGTGCTAAACGGCAAGTTCCGTGTTGATGATTTTGTTCCCGGGCCCAATTGGGATGGTCCGTATTTCGGTCTTGACTTCGGTTTCGCGCAAGACCCAACAGCAGGCGTCAAAATGTGGGTGCACGATCAGCGGTTGTTTGTTGAGTATGAATCCTATGCGCAAGCACTTGAACTCGACCATACTCCGGAACGCCTCATAAAGGACTTGCCGGGGATAGTCGATCACGTTTGCCGTGCTGACAATGCCCGTCCCGAGTCAATAAGCTACCTCAAGAGGCACGGACTCCCCCGCATGAGGGCGTGCGAAAAGGGTAAGGGCAGCGTAGAGGATGGCATCGCCCATCTCAAAAGCTACACGGAAATTGTCATACATTCACGGTGCAATCACTTTTTTGATGAGTGTTTGCGATACAGCTACAAAGTGGACAGACTGAGCGGTGACGTGCTACCCGTGCTCGTAGATGCACACAACCACTTGATAGACGCGGCTCGCTACGGACTTGAGCCTATTATGAAATCAAAAGGAAAGGGGTTCTTCGGATGAGTTGGTTTAAAAAAAACAAGCCGGTCGAAGTGCCGGAAGCAGAGCCAAAGGGCTCCTTTTTCTCAACAGAGTTCACGACACCAAGCCGAAAACAAGTTCAAAAGGCGCTGGCATCTGCAATCGTGATTCCAGAAGCATCTGACGGCTCAACCATGGACGGACTAACTACTGACTACTCCGTAGTATCTGGTCGTGGCGCCGGAGTACCCGACGCCCAAGCCATGTGGTACGCTAACCAAACTTTCCCAGGATACAACATGTGCGCCATCATCGCGCAACACTGGCTTGTTGATAAGGCGTGCGCGGTTCCTGCCCGCGATGCGATACGTCAGGGCTATGAAGTTACGTCCAATGGTGGCGAGGAATTGACACCCGAGATAGTCGATGCAATCCGGCTTGCCGACAAGCGATACGGCATCAACAACGTGATGAAAGAGTTTGTGCAGATGGCTCGCGTGTATGGCATTCGCGTTGCTATCTTCAAGGTCAACAGTACCGACCCCGACTATTACGATAAGCCGTTCAACATCGACGGCGTTACGCCCGGAAGTTATGTCGGAATCCAGCAGGTTGACCCGATATGGTGCGCCCCCATCCTGACGGACGCAGGCGTGAACAGTCCCGCAGGTATTCGCTTCTACGAGCCCACGTTTTATAACATTGCCGGTCAGAAATACCATCACTCGCACCTGTGCGTGTACATCCCATATCCCGTACCAGATCTGCTCAAGCCTTCGTATCGATATGGCGGCTTAAGCGTACCGCAAAAAATTTACGAGCGCGTGTATGCAGCAGAGCGCACGGCAAACGAAGCTCCGCAGCTCGCCATGACCAAGCGCCTTACCGTGCTCAAGGCCAACACTACAACCGCCCTTGCAAACCAATCGCGGTTTGAGGCTGCCCTTCAGTTATTTGCATCCTACAGGGACAACTACGGCGTGAAGGTTTGCGACAAAGAGAGCGAAGACCTGACGCAATTCGACACCGCCCTTGGAGACCTCGACACAGTTATCATGACACAGTACCAGCTCGTTGCAGCTATCGCCAACGTCCCGGCAACCAAGCTTCTCGGAACTCAGCCCAAGGGGTTCAACGCGACCGGAGAGTATGAGGCTGAGAACTACCGGCAGGAGCTGGAATGCATACAGGGGGATTTGACACCCCTGCTTGAGCGTCACCACCAGCTTGTCATGAAATCGCACATAGAGCCGAAGTATGGTAAATATATTGACACGTCTGTAGCGTGGGCTCCGCTCGACAGCCCTACCGCAGAGGAGTACGCCACGATAAACAAGACTAAGGCCGAGACTGACGCTATCTTGGCAGGTCTTGGAGCAATTGACGGCATGGATGTTCGGGCCCGCATTACCGCAGACCCTGACAGTGACCATTTCGGATTGCCAGAAATAGTCGAAGAACAGGAAGAAACGGAACCTGAAGGGGTTGAACCTGATGGCGAAAAGAACGCGCCCCCCGTTAACTAAGACACGCCAGCAATGGGCGAACGAGCGCAACGGGGCCACCTTTAAGGGTGCGCCCCTGCACTATAATGCGGCGGTTGAGTCTCGCTACAGGGCAAACATTCAGCGTCTTGTTGAGCTCATGACGAAGGCGTATGCGCGAGAAATTAAGGCTGTGTTCAGCGAGCATGGCGAACATTTGACGCAGGACGCTAGCATTGCTAGCCAAGCCCGCATCAAGCTCAACAATCTGTATGACCGGTTCTACAAGCGCTTTGCCAAAGAAGCACCGTCTATCGTAGATCGGTTCTTCGGCGGCGTGGACAAGGCGAGCGCTGCCAGCCTTGGCATGTCTCTCAAAGAACTGAGCGGGGGCTTGACGCTCAAGACCAACATCATGCCCGCCGCGCTTCAAGATGCCGTAACCGCCGCAACAGCCGAGAACGTGGCGCTCATCAAGTCAATCCCTGAACAATATTTCACGCAGATACAGGGCGAAGTCATGCGTTCTATTCAGCCCGGAGGCAACGGGCTTGCCGATGTTACCGAAGCGTTGAAGAAATACGACGGTATCACGATGCGCCGTGCCAAGTTGATTGCACGCGACCAGACACGTAAGGTAACAACCGCGATGAACACCGAACGGGCCAAGGCTCTCGGCGTGAAAAAATTTGAATGGATACATAGCGGTGGAGGGGCAGAGCCGCGTAAAGAGCACCAGAGCATGAACGGAAAGATTTTCAGCTACGACGACCCGCCTGTTATCGACAGCAAAACGGGTGAACGGGGCTTCCCAGGACAGCTCATTAACTGCCGGTGTGTTGCTCGTCCCATCGTTGACTTTGGGGAGGATGAGGAATAGAGTTTTGTTTCTCGGTTGTTCATTGGGTTACGCCGGAATCCCATCAAAATCCGGCGACAACTAATCGCAAAGGAGAGTGCTATGGCTAAACAGATTGCAGAAGTTGACCCAGATGTTAACGGTATAATCGGAGAAGTTGTAAAAAAGTGCATTACTTTTGATTCTCCACGTGTTGAAACTTGTGAACACGGTTCCCGATTCGTAGTTAAGTTCGATGTGGATATGGAAAAGTTGAATGCAATGCTTGTTTCTAGGATGGTTGAAATCGCAAAGGAGAGTGCGCGATGAGTAACAAACCAGCCCCCTCCCGCTGTGGCAACAAGGCCGCGTTCGTCTTCTGGCAGGTCTTCGGATTCCTAGCCTCCTCGTGGGGGTTCCTGCAAATGGTGCAGCCCGACGGCAACAAGTTCTTCGGCCTCATCTGCGCTATCGGGTTCCCCATCATGTGTGCGCGTGAGTACCTGCTTCGTCGGCGATGGCTGAAAGAGAACGGGAAATGAACGCCAAAGAGCTTGATGCAGCTATAGAAGGCATGTGCATTGAAAGGTTTGTCAAGACTGTCAAAGATCGTGACTGGGCAAATGCTGATGTAACGTGCAAGTACATGGACTCTGTAGACCCGTCTCCAAGCAAGTGCCCTGAACATGAGGGCTATAGAATGCTTGCTAAGGTGGTCGTACACCTCTACGACAGGATACAGCATCTCGAAGAACAGCTAGCCAAGAAATAAAAAAGGCCCCCCGTGAGGGGGCTTTCTTGTTTAGAATGTTAGATTCTCAAGCTTGGAAATATTTTTCTTCAAAGACGCTATCTTTTTGACACGCATTTCCTCTGCACACGCCATTGCGGATTCTTCGGTGCGATGCCAGTCTCGTCCTTCGAGTCGGGAATCTACAAATCCTCCAGAAAATACCCATAAATCACCACCCCTATGTTCTGCATGTTCAACAACAATTCCCTTGCTCAATGCGTACTTGGTGATCCAGATTTTCACGACTCCACCCTCCCCATAGCCCACTTTAGCCAGCAGTCAACAGCCATGAACGATTGGTCAACGTCTGCGTATGGGCATTTTTCTTTGTCGTGGCAACGCAAACCCTTGCAATGGTGATTTGCATCTGCCGGACAACCGAACTGTTCTACATAATCCTCAGCCAACCGTATCGCCACCTTTTCCCAGTCCATTCTATTCCTCCTCTTCGCTCGGTCTTTCCACGTCAACCCACCGACGGATAGTTACGCGAGCATATTCCACACCGTCCCTTGTGAAGAATGAGTCCTTAGCGTTGAAGTGTAAATCTGGATGCCATCCATCCGGAACATTCTTCAGGCACTCTATGGTAGCGACATCCTTCCTGTTATCATATGTCGTTTTGCCAATTGGGAATTCAAACTTCTTCCACTCCATTTTCTTTCCGACTTTGTCGAGACTAAACACCTCGCCGGATTCCATCTCGCAGTTGGAAAGTTGGCCCATAGCCATGCAAAACTGTTTAGGATCAAGCCTGCCTCTGAAAAAGCAGATGCCACTATCCCTGTCGTGTATCTCTATTTTAACACCGCTTTTTCCTGCGAGGATTGAAATATCTGCATCAATCTTCACTTCCAACCTCCCGTTCATACCCGTTATCGACGGCCCACTCTGCCGCCTGTTTCACTTCTTTACCGCTCCATCCGTCCAGCCGTTGAGACAGGCGCACCTGTACGCGCTTGTACCGTTGTTTGTCGAGGGCAGGCTTGCGGCCCGCACCTTTGCGTGCTCCTCCGCTAGGCATTCTGACACACGCCAAGACGTTTAGCTATTTCACGACAATCCCAACAAACTTCCATCTGGTTGTTGGTCTTCATCATTGCCAGCTGCACCTCGCGTGTTCTTACAAAAGCAGCCTTGGTGTTGCAGTTGTGTTCGCGGAGGTGGGCCTTCTGTGCCTTGGTAAGATTCTTGCGCCAGCTCATGATCGTTCTCCTTTGGTTTGTGTTTCTCTCCGTCCGTGAAAACACCATGCGCCAATTTTGATTTCGTGTCAACAGATTTCAAAATAAATATGTTCACCCACAAAATACGAGTTGACAAAATATTGACACATCTGCAACGGTGAGCCGTGGGCGGTCCACATCCAAATTTTTGAAGTTTCCCTTGCACTCTCCAAGTGCCTTCTGCCGGTGGGCCGCCCATAGTAACCAACGAGGTGTATCCGATGCCATTGAAGCAAGGCAGTAGTCAGGAAACTGTCAGTGCCAATATCTCAAAGCTCAGGAAAGAAGGCTATCCCGAAGAGCAGGCTGTTGCTATTGCTATGAGCGAGGCGGGGCTTTCCAAGGATGTTGGCACCACCTCAGCCCGCATGACCGACATCAACGGATTTATCGAGATCAAAGACAATCCCATTAGCAAAGAGGGAATCTTTGAATATTCTGGCGCACAGATACAGCACCCCGACCCGTCGCGGCACGGCGAAGTGTTCAAGGTATATCGCCCCGCCGAAGAGTTGGCAGACCCTGAATGCATAGCTTCGTTCCGCCTGCTGCCGTTTGTGGATGAACACGCCATGTTGGGTAGCGAAGACATTGGGGCTACGCCCGCTGAACGCAAGGGCGTGCAGGGAATGATAGGCGAACAGGTGCGCTTCGACCCTCCATACCTTCGAGCCAATCTCAAGATCGTATCCGAATCCCTCAAAGGGCTTATCGGTTCTGGAAAGGTTGAACTTTCCCCCGGGTACCGCTGCCTATATGAGCATGTTCCTGGAATGTGGAATGGCCAAAGATATGACGCTATCCAGCGAAAAATTCGTGGAAATCATCTGGCACTGGTCACCGAAGGGCGCACGGGGCCGGATGTTGCGGTATTGGACCGTATGACGTTTACACTTGATACCAAGGAGATCGTCGCTATGGCAGACGAATTGAAACCCGACGGTGGCGGCGACTCTACTAGCCGCATCAAGGCCCTCATTGATGAGCTGAAGCCCCTGATCGCGGAACATGCGGAGCAGGAGAAGATGCTTACCGAGATGGGCATTGCCATCGTTAAGCCGGAAATGGAGCAGCACGAGGAAGTCGAAAAGGCGGAGGAAGAAGTGGAAGGCGAAGAAGCCCCCCCGCAGATGGACGAAGAAGTGCCGCCCACCGAAGAGAAAAAGGAAGGGATGGACATGGAAGAACCCATGAAGGCTATGGACGCCCGCTTGAAGAAGCTGGAAAAGGAACTGGCCGCAGCCAAGGCGCACACCGCCACTATGGACGCCGCTATGGTATCCAGTATTGCAGACCGTGACGAACTGGCAAGTCGTCTTTCAGGCTTCGTAGGAACCTTTGACCACATGCGTATGACCGTTCAGCAGGTTGCAGAATACGGCGTACAGAAGCTTGGCGTACCGTGTGCAAAGGGTTCCGAGCGTGTGGCCCTGAATGCGTATCTGCATGGACGCACCCCCGAACACAAGAAACCCGGCATCGCACTTGACGGCAAGCCCGTTGACATCTTTGCCAACTCCAATTGGAAGGAGGTAGAGTAATGGCTGTTCAGACCTCTGTAGCCCTTGACCTGACTTCCGGTATCGTTGGCGAACTCGCCTTTGACACCCCGAAGTACGTCATTACCGCAACGCTGAACTCTGGCGCGGGCGCTGCCAACAACATCGTTGGCCGAGCCTTCTGCTACGATTCCACCGCAAACGAACTGGTTTCTGCTGGTGGCGACGCTGGCAACTTTGCCGGTATTCTCATCAAGCCCAAACAGTACCCCTTGCGCGGTACCGCTGCCGACACCCTCGCAACGTCACTTCTTCTGCCCGACGGACAGGTTGTGGAACTGTTGCAGGAAGGCGAAATCTACGTATCCCTTGCATCCGACGGCGGCGATATCGGTGATCCCATTTTCTACACCGATGCGACCGGCGCTCTTGACCACGGGACCGCAGACGTTGGCGAAACGCAGATACCCAACTGCCACATTGTGCGCCACGTACCTTCCCCCACCGCAGCCGGTGTTTACCTCGCCGTTATTCGCCTTACGGCCTAAAAGGAGTAGATGATGGACAGCATTATCCATAGCTCCAAGACTGGCCGTCAGGTGGTTGCTCTTGGTGCTCTCAAGCTCGACCCCAAGAGCCTCGGCGCTCATAACCTGTACGACCAGCTTGCTACCATCGGCATTCATGGTATGGACAAGATCGAATCCGCCGGATTCGGAATGGACTCCGCGCTCGTGGGCCCCGCAGGTGGAAACCTTGGTGCCCCCGCTCAGTTCCTTCAGTTTTGGCTGCCCGGTAGCGTAACGCAGGTTACCACGGTCCGAAACATCGACAAGCTCGTTGGCATGTCCACCGTCGGCGCGTGGGAAGATGAAGAAGTTGTGCAGACCCTTAGCCAGCTCGTAGGCAAGGCAGAACTGTACGGCGATTCGCAGAACGTGCCGCTGGCAAACTACGACACGACCTACGAACGCCGCACTATCATCCGTTTTGAAAACGGCATGATGGTTGACAAGCTGGAAGAAGCACGCGCCAGCAAGCAGCAGGTCAACATGGCCGCTCAGAAGCGTAACGCAGCCGCTCGCGCTCTGGACATTCAGCGTAACCGCGTCGGGTTCTATGGTTTCAACACCACCGATACCCGCTGTTACGGATTCCTGAATGACCCCAACCTGCCCGCATACGTGAACGTCGCAGCCGGTGCCGGTGGACTTCCGTGGTCCGTCAAGACTTTCCTCGAAATCACCAAGGACATCCGTACCGCAGTTACCGCCCTTGTGACCCGCTCCGGTGGAAACGTCGACCCCATGACCGACGAAATGACCCTTGCTATTCCGCTCGGTCACGAACAGTACATGAGCGTTACCAGCGATTTCGGCATTTCCGTTCAGGAGTGGATCAGCAAGTCTTATCCCAAGATGCGCGTTGCCTCTGCTCCCGAACTGCAGCTTGCCAATGGTGGCGCAAACGTGTTCTATCTGTACGCAGACAAGCCCGGTCTGGACGACGACAGCACCGACGACGGCATGACCTTCATGCAGGCTGTCCCGACTCGCTTCATGGCTCTCGGCACCGAAGTCCGCGCCAAGGGCTATCTTGAGGATTACACCAACGCTAGCGCGGGCGTACTGTGTAAGCGTCCTTGGGCAGTCGTTCGCTACAGCGGTATCTAGTCCGCACATGGTATTAATAGGGGCGGGCACCCGCCTGCCCCTTTTTCAAACAGGAGAGTGTCAAATGGCTGACCATGTTTATGTTTACTCCACCCTTTCCAACGACCAATTGTACACCAGCTACACGCACGGGCCCAACGGGCTTGCTATACCCAACGGTGAAATCTTCATCGCCGGTAAAGCCAATGTCGCGGACAAGCACTTTGTCACCAAGCGTGGTATGGCTACCAAGGTTACAGCAGAACAGCTTGTGGAGCTAAAGAAAAACCCCTTGTTCTTGCTGCACGAAAAGAACGGCTTCATCATGGTTGACGAAGCGCACGAAGACGCGGAAAACGTCGCCGCAACTATGGAAGGCCGCGACCAGTCCGCACCGCTTGTTGAGCAGGACTTTGCACCCGAAGAAACCCCGGTAGTGAACCGCAAGGGCGGCAGAAAGGGCAAGAGGTAGTCTTTATGGCAACATTCGACATTGCAGCTTTCAGGGTATCGTTCCCGGCGTTTGCGTCGGATGTTGCCTATCCTGACGCACTCATTACCGCCCAGTCTACAATCGGTCTGGCGTACATCGACGAGAACAGCGACTATTGCGGAAACTTCACAGTGGTATGGCAGCTCGTTACGTCGCACCTGTTGCAACTCAATGCACAGATTGCAGCCGGTGGCGCTACGACCGGTCAGGTAGCAAGCGCAACTGTTGGCTCTGTCAGCGTTTCCGTGACGGCACCCAAGAACGCAGACGAATTTGCATACTGGTTGGGCACCACACCTTACGGATTGCAACTGCTGGCCTTACTCCGCCGGTGTTCTGCTGGTGGATTCTACATTGGCGGACGGCCTGAGCGTGCGGCATTCCGTTCTGTGGGCGGAACATTCCCCAACGGCGGGCGGTTGTACTAATGAAGGTTACGAGGAAAGAGGTTATATCAAAGTCGCATTTGCAGCATGTCATACACGACCTTGCGCACAAGCGGCTTGCTGTGGGCTTCTTCCCAGAGGCGCAATACGAAGACGGCACGCCCGTTGCCTATGTTGCAGCTATACAGGAGTTTGGTACGGGTAGCATCCCTGCTCGTCCTTTCATGCGTCCTACCATCGCAGCAAAACGCACAGAGTGGGCAAGCCTTATCCGCAAGGGGTTTAAGGCCGCGCTTGCAGGTAAGGCAGCCATCACACAGGTATATGGTCAGGTTGGAATGAGCGCAGCAGGAGACGTAAGCAAGACAATTGCAGCAGTAGACAGCCCTCCGCTATCACCTGCAACCATAGTGGCTCGTCAGTCCAAGAGAAAAACCCCCGGCGTATCTACCAAGCCCCTTGTTGACACAGGATTGCTTATTCAGTCCGTAACCAGTCAGGTGCAGGATAAATAAAATGCCTGAGTTTATTTCATACAAATTAAATGGATTTCAAGCATTTCTTCTTGTTGATAAAGAAGAAGCTGTGTCTTGGGCATATCTGAATCTTGATTCATATGTCCTGCAAGATGCTGAGACGATCGAAAGCCGTAGGAAAGAAGGACTTTTTTCGACGTTGTGTAAAAATATTTTAGCATGGATCAATACGCACGATTTCGGCAGCGAGTGCGTTCGTCTTTTGTCGACAGATGAAGCTTTGTCGATATACAAAAAAGTTGGTTTTGAACTTGTGTCGTCATTAAGTGAAGAGATGTATTCTGGCGGTGGGCGTCACGAAATGATTTATAAAAAACAGGTTCAAGAAAAATGATCGTACCCGGTAGCGACCTCCTCGGCGCAGCGTTCAATCTCATCGGACGACAGACTCTGACGCTCAAGACTGTCACAGGGCGCACGGAAAATTCGTTAGGTCTGTTTGTAAACACCTACGCCACATCGACGATCCAAGGATCATGGCAGCCCGTGCAAAAGACGTTGTACCAGCAGTTAGGGCTTGATCTCTCAAAGTCATATTTTACGCTCCATGTTCCAACTGCCGTCGTTCCCACTGGACGCGGAACGGCGGGTGATGTTGTTGAATACGCTGGACGGCAATATCAGGTTGAGAGTGACACCGATTGGTATGGGCTGGACGGATGGCGAGCAATACTGTGTGTTGACATAGGGCCGGTGACAGCATGACGGACAACGAAGTTTCCATTCTCATCCGCACACAGCTTCTAGCCGGTCTCGTCCGCAGGGGACACGCGACTGTGCGCGTTATTGCCAGCAACCAGCCGCGGCACCAAGGGCGCGTTGACGGGCCCGCGGTTTACTTCTTCCCCGTGTCCGATCACCGGTATGGTTGGCAACACCGCAAGCAGGTGTATGATGCTCTTGCCGGAGACATAACAGTTACCGAAACGCAGTACATGGAAAGCATGTATCAGGTCATGGCTTTATACCCGCAAGACCCTAGCAACATTAGCCTGCCTACTGCAAAAGACCTCGTGAATGACGCAGCAATGACCGTCAATTCTCTGACGTTTTTAGAGGCTATGCGTTCTGGCGGCGTAGGTGTTCAGCGTGTGTCTGACATACGGAATCCATATTTCACAAACGACCGTGGTCAGTTTGAAGCGTCCCCATCGTTTGACTTTACTGTCAGTTACAAGCGCGTTATTGTCGACGCAGCAAACGCCGTTGACGCGGCAGAACTTAACCAAACTCGTGTATAGGAGCGGCAGCAATGTCTATTTCAATCGACAGATACGTCAACATCGTATCGGGCGTAATCGGGGCGCAGGCTGTCGCACAGCGCGAGCTTGTAGGTCTGCGTTTTACGTCCGATGCGCGCGTACCCGTTGACGCGATTGTTACCGTCAATAATTCGACGGATGCAATCGAGTATTTCGGCGCTGGCAGCGATGAGGCAATCTTTGCCACACAGTATTTCAGCTACATCAGCCCTGCCCCGGCATCGCAGGCGCAGAAGCTGCGCTTTGCTCAGTGGCCGAGCACTGCAATTCCTCCCCGCGTATATGGCGTCGAGGCGGGAACTCTGATAGGCGCATTCACTGCCATATCCGACGGATCTCTCAATCTGACCATAGGTGACTACCAGACGACCATAACTGGAATTGACCTTACTCTGGCAGCAACCCTCGCGGGCGTGGCGGCAGCAGTAGAAGATGCAATCCAGGCAGTTGTTGCCGGTGGCGTAGATTGGACCGCAGCAACCGTGACCTATGACGCTCTTGCCGGTACGTTCAACCTTGTCGGCGGCCAGACTGGAGACGCAGCAATTAACGTGCAGGTCGCAGCATCCGGCACAGACCTTTCTCAGCTTCTCGGCTGGCGTAATGTCGGAACTGTACTCAGCCCCGGTAGCGATGCAGAAACTCCGCTCGAAGCGTTTGTCCGCGCCGAGAACATTACCGATTCGTTCGGTTCCGTGTCCTTCGGTCCTGCCATTACCGAAACTCAGGCAGCAGACCTCGCGCAGTACATTGCAAGTCTGAACGTCAAGTATCAGTTCTACGTGATCGTGAACGCCAGCAACGAGGCTTCGTTCTACGCAGCCCTTGTCAACATTCCGTCCACAGGGCTGATTTTGAACCTTACCGCAGACGAATACAAAGAAGCCATTCCGATGGCTATCATGGCGGCTACCAATTACCAGCGCAGCAATGCTACGGTCAACTATATGTACCGGCAGGTAGGCGGATACACCGCAGACGTGACCACCAATTCCGTTGCAGACGCATACGATGCCAAGCGCATCAGCTACTACGGCGAGACGGCAAGCGCAGGCCAGAAGATTGCGTTCTTCCAGCGTGCGTTTTTGCAGGGAACGGCAACCAGCCCGCTCGACATGAACGTCCACGCAAATGAACAGTGGCTTAAAGCTTTCCTCGTTGCTCGCCTGCTTTCGCTGCAACTGAGCATCGGAAAGATCCCCGCAAACAACGAGGGGCGAGGATACGTACTGGCAATTGTCACCGAAGGTGTCAACCTTGCCAAGTTTAACGGCACCATTATTCTCGGCAAGACCCTGACCACGGCACAGCAGATTGCAGTCACTCAGCTTACCGGTGACCCTGACGCATGGCGAGATGTGCAGACCAATGGGTATTGGGCAGACGTTCAGATTGTCGAACGCACCGGCGAAAGCGGAGCCACCGAGTACGTCGCACAGTACACGCTTGCCTATAGCAAGAATGACGTTGTGCGCAAGATCGAAGGTTCTCACAACCTCGTATAAAAGGAATGAGCCATGAATGATATTAGCGCATCCGGCCTGAGCGTCAACATCTCGGCCGACAAGACCTTTCCCAACGGGTTTGTGTTCACTGAGTTTGCCGACGATGCAGACCCGTTTGACCTTCCTGTTCTGACCATTGCCGCCACCGCCATGAACCTCAACGGCGACTTGGTTACATGGACTGCACCGGCACCCATTATTCCCACTCTCAATGCGATACCTGGCAGCGACGGAGACAACAACCTTGCTATCCTGTTCGAGGCAAACCGAGCAGCAAAGGGGAAGACGGTGGCCCGTGACGTTATCACGATGGTTGCCACATATCCGGACGGAAGCACCCTAACGCTGTCTAACGGGAAAATGACAGATGGATTACCCGGGAAAAGCGTTGCCAGTGCTGGCAGGCTCAAGAGTAAGCCTTACACTTTCGCATTCGAAAACATCAGCGCAACCCGAGCCACCGTATAAATAGGGGGGCTTCGGCCCCCTTTCTTTCAATGGAGAGTGACAATGGCAGAACTCATCAAGACCAAAGAAATCATGGTCAAGGACTGTGATGGTAACGAAAAGCTCTTTATTATTTCCCGCCTGCCTGCCGTGGCAGCCCGTGAAGTGCTTGCAAAGTACCCCATCGCCAATATCCCCAAGCTCGGAGAATACAAGGCATCAGAAGAGGCAATGCGCCTGCTTATGTCGTGCGTTGCGGTGCCTATCGAGGGCAGAGAGCAGCCCTTGCGACTGACCACAAACGACCTTATCAACAACCATGTCGTAGACGGCGAACAGCTCTTGCGCCTTGAAATGGAAATGTTGAGGTACAACACAAGTTTTTTCGGGAACGCCGGGAACTCCGGCTTCGTGGAAACGCTCATCAAGAAGTACCTTCCGTTGATTATGTCAACGCTGATGGATTCTTTGCCTGCATCTGTTCGGCGGGACTTGCAAGCTGGTCTGAACTCAAAACAAGCATAGACCTTGAGGAAGCGTTCAACCTGTGGGAAATAGTGCAGGTTAACCGGCACAACGAATGGCTGGCGATTGAGTACAGCAAAAGGAAAAACAGATGAGCCTGCTTGAAGTCCTGACTATCCAGATGGAAGCTGATACTGGCGACCTGAACAAGAGCATTCAGAAGACAGAAAAAAGCACTGACGAACTTGTCGTGTCACTTAAGAAGGCTGATAAAGAGGCAGACAAGGCAGGATCATCTTTTGCTGGTTTTGCGGGCAAGGCTCTTGGTGCGCTCACCGCAGCCCTAAGCGTTGGAACCGCCATATCTGGAGTCATTGGTCAGGCAACGATGATTACGCAGCTCAAGCAGACTTCCGATGCGCTTGGTGTTGCCGTGGAAGAGGTTGACGCTTTTGGCAAGGCTGCAGTTGCTATGGGCGGTGACGCGCAGGGGGCGCGAGACTCTCTTACAGACATGGCTGAATCAATCGGTGAAGCTTTGCAGGATGTGGAATCGCAAAGAGCAAAAACGTTTGCGGGCCTGAAGGTATCTCTCAAGGATGTAAAAGGTCAATCCATCAATGCCGTTGAGGGGATTCTTAGGCTTTCTGACGCCGTGCAAGGAATGAGCAAGCAGGAAGCTATCTTCCGCATTAAAGAGCTTGGCATTACGGACAACAGAACTGTCGAAATGGTTCTCAAGGGACGTAAAGAGCTTGAACGCCTTCTCATGGTGCAGAAGCAAAGTGGTGTTGTAACCAAGCAGCAGGCAGAAGAGGCAAAGAAATTTACCGACACAATAAACATTCTGAAAGGGGCTACAAGTTCTGCCGCCACAGGTTTCATGTCGTCATTTATACCAGCATTGACTGCCGGTGTTGAATGGCTGACTAAAATTGTCGAGTGGGCAGGAGAGCACAAGGATTTCATTGTCGGGTTTTTCACCGCAGTTGCCGGTATTGTCACGGCAATATATCTACCTGCCATGATTTCAGCGGCAGCGGCAACCCTTGCAGCGACGTGGCCTCTTATCGCTATCGGTGCAGCTATTGCAGCAGTGGCCGCCGCGTTCGCCCTTGCTTATGACGACATCATGAATTTCATTGATGGCAACGACTCGTTCATTGGGCAAATTTTTGAAAAATACCCGATGATAAAACAGATTGTCTTTGCAATCATTAACGCCTTTCGCCTGATGGGCCAGACAATTCAAATCATATGGGACGGGATTGTTTCTAGCATTACCGGAGCTATTGATACGGTAAGCGGAGCAATCAACGCTGTGCGGGGATTTTTTGGACGCTCCGCCGAAGAGGGTCGGAACATTACCGAAACTGGAGAAATGGTATCAACAGGACGTCGGGCTATGGCGTCTGCGGGCGCGAGCCCATACAACGCAACGACAAGCGGAAGTATCAGCAACAGCGTTGCAACCAGCAGGCGCGAAACAAACGTGCAGGTTGGAGAAGTGATTGTGCAGACGCAAGCCACTGACGCTGATGGAATAAGTAGGGACATAGGTGGCTCTCTCAACAGCCAGCTTGAAAGCCTTGACGACGAATTTAGCACGGGGGTTGACAGATAATGGCAAGCACAAGCCCGGGCGTAAACAACAGCAATCAGGACGCCGTTGCCATACTTGACGCTGAGTCGTTCCAGCCTCTTTTCGCCGGAGCCCATCCCATGCGCGTAACCGTGCGTGAGACAAGCAAGCTCACGGCATGGCCGGTCGAGGACGGAACGGAGCGCATAGACCACCGTGTTGTTGATCCTGTTGATATTGATATTCCGTTCCTGCTCACGGACGATACGCGCAATCTGTATGAGCAGTTGCGCAAGGCGTATTTAGACACCAAGCTTCTGATAGTACAGACGAAGGTCACAAGCTATGGAAGCATGATGATTTACGAGTGTCCGCACGATGAAACTCCGGAACAGGGAGACAGTATCCCGATTGTCATTAAGCTGCGAGAGGTTAGGGTTATTACCCCAGAATTCGGAACGCTCCCCCCTCGAAAGGTCGCAGACAAAAAGCAATCTGATACTGTAGCCAAGGGGCAGCAGCAGACAACAGCGTCAACTGATAAACGGGCATCTATACTGTATGGGGTGGTTAACTGATGCTGAATATACCCATTGAACCCATTCCCAACCAGTCCTTAACCGTGAACATCGGTGAAGACCGTTGGAGCATTACATTAAAGGCCGCAAACACAGCGGTTGCCGCCACCATATCTTTAGACGACGTGGTGCTTGTCGAAGGACAGCGAATTGCTGTGGGTACGCCTATTTTGCCATATGAGTATTTACAGAGTAACGGGAATTTCCTTTTGCTTGTTGATGATGAGCAGTTGCCTGATTACACCTTGTTTGGCTCAAACCAGGAACTTGTATACGTTGCGCCGGGGGAAATATGACCCTTGACCTTCGACGCATTCGCATAGGCATAGAAGTTCTCGGCCAGATAAATTATTACGAGGGGCTGCGCGTCAAGGTGTCCGGCACCAAGTACGCCAGCCCCACACAGAACGATTGCACCGTGGTAATTACGGGACTGAGCCAAAAGACGCGAGATTACATACTCACCGAGACAAGTCCGTTCAACAAAAACCGCACACCAAAGAGACTCATCGTGGAAGTGGGACGCGTCTCTTATGGGCTGTTCCGGATGTTTGTTGGAGACATAGTAAGCGCAGAACCGTCATCGCCTCCCGACGTAGACCTTACCATCAAGGCCAAAACGCAAAACGCACATGCAGGAAACATCGTTTCCACGTCAGGTGGCTCAATTACACAGCTTTCCTCGCTTACACAGAAGGTTGCAACGGATCTTGGTTTGACTCCATTGTTTCAAGCTCAAGACAAGGGTATTGCAAACTACACCCACACCGGCAGTGCGCTTGCTCAGGTGCAACGCCTCGCAGCAGCGGGCAATGTAGACGCTTACATTGACGACACCACGCTGGTTGTAAAGGACAAGGCGCAGTCACTGCGCGGAAAGCTGCGTATTCTGAGCAAAGATACGGGGATGGTAGGAATACCCAAAGGGGATGAAAAGGGCGTAAAAGTCCAATTCCTCATTGATCCTGATGCAGCCCTTGGCGGAGCGCTTCGCATTGACAGCAAGCTAAACAAGTCGCTCAACGGTGATTACGTGATTAATCAGCTTGCGTTCGAAGCGGCAAGTCATGATACGCCATTTTTCTACACCGCAACCACTACACGGCTATGACAAAAATACAACAGCCAAACAGAAATGTTGCCAACACAGGCAGCCTCCCGGGGACATTGCGCGATGCCCTTGAAAAATGGTTGCGTGGTGAAGTCGACGACATGCTCCCCGCTCGCGTTGTGAGTTATAACCGAGCAACAAACAGGGCAGTCATTAAGCCTATTGTCATGGTTGGCACAACTGACGGATCAAAGATAAGCCGAGCATCAATATCAAACATCAAGGTTTTTCGGTTTGGCGGCGGCGGCTACTTTATGTCTTTCCCGTTGCAAGCCGGTGACTTTGGATGGCTCAAGGCGAACGACAGAGACATTAGTCTCATTATGCAGTCAAAGGGCGGAGAGGATTGGCCGAACACAAAGCGCATACACTCGTTTTCGGATGCCATGTTTTTTCCTGATACTATCAAGGATTGGGTAATTGGAGAGGGAAACATAGACGGTGCCGTTTTTCAGTCTTTGGATGGAACTCGGAGTATCGCACTAAATGACGACAGCATAGATATTGTTGCCCCATCGGTAAATATGACCGTCACAACTTTGACAGTTAGCGGCGATGTTGATATCGTCGGTTCATCTCTTACGCACAATGGAATAAACGTGGGCGATACACATGTTCATGCAGGTTCACCCACCGCGCCAGACGGGCCAGTTTCTGACACCGGAGTTCCGCAGCCATGAGAACCTTTCAGTCGAATGCTTTGAATGATTTGGTTATTGGTTCCAATGGGAATCTTAACACATTCGGTGATATAAATGCGATAGCGCAGACTGCTCGACAGTTTATGCAAGCTCGGCGCGGGGAGATGATTCACAAGGCAGACGAAGGCGTACCTTTTGATCCTGTTGTTTGGGGGGCGTCGCCAAATGTGGCACAGTTTGAAGCTGTTGGACGGGCTAGACTGTTGCAGGCTCCGGACGTGCTCGAAGTGCTAGAATTTTCTGCGACACAGACCGGCGACATTTTGACATACACCGCCACCATTCGCACGACAGCAGGGGAGGCTATTGTAAATGGCTGATTATAATTTTATCACATCCCTTGGAGTTGTGCAGCCTGATACCGCGACTTTACGCGATCAGGTTGTATCAGAATGGCGTGAGGCTTTCGGTGCAGACCTTGTTACTGACCCAGAAACCCCGCAGGGTGTCATGATTACGGCGGAAACGGAAGCTCGCGACGCCGTAGCGCGAAACAACGCCGAGCTTGCCAACCAGATAAACCCGGACATTGCTGAAGGGGTTTTCCTTGATGCAATATGGGCTCTTACCCGTGGCAGTCGAAGGGGGGCGACTCGCTCGCTTATTACCGGCGCTGTTCTTGGCGGTGCTTCTGGAACGATAGTCCCTGCTGGTTCACTTGCTTCCGTTGACGGAACAAACGACCTTTTTCAAACCACCGGTGACGTAACAATAGGTGTAGGCGGAACGGTTACGGCTAATCTCGAATCTGTTGAGACGGGCCCCATACCGTGCCCCATAGGACAGCTTGTTAACGTAGCAACTGCCGTGCTTGGATGGGAAACAATTACAAATCCATCAGCGGCGGTTCTTGGACGTAATGAAGAGTCGGATATATCCGCACGCAGGCGAAGACGCAACACGCTGGCTTTGCAAGGCGTTGCTCTTCCTGAAGCTATAATTTCCCGCGTCTATGATGTTGATGAGGTGCGCAGCGTTGTTTTTCGTGAAAACGTGACTAGCTCGCCCCAAATCATTGACGGCGTAAACATGATTCCTCATAGCATATTTGTCGGGGTTTCTGGCGGTGACGACGATGCAATCGCATATGCGCTGCTGTCGACCAAAAGCCTTGGAGCTGGCTGGAATGGCAACACAACAGTTGATGTTGTTGAACCCGCAAGCGGGACAACTTATTCTGTACAATTTGACCGGCCGGTTGCTGTCAACGTCTACGTCAAGGTGACTGCTCGATATAACGGAATTGACGCGGCAACGGTAGTCCCTGATGCTATTCATAAATACGCAGACGGAGAACTTGACAATGAAGATGGTTTCGTAATCGGAGCAGACGTTAACCCGTTTGAAATAGCGGGAGCCATCAATCAGGTAGAGCCCCGAATCTTTGTCACAAACGTGGAATTGTCGACAGATGGCGTTACGTTTGCACCCACCGCCGTTCCGATTTCTATCCAGCAGATTGCAACGCTGGCAACCATACAGGTTATACCGGTATAGGCTATGGCAACAGTAAAGGAGTTTGATTTCAGCGTGGACTTGCTCAAGGCGTTGCTCTGGCAGCATGATAACGCCGAAGCATTGATTACCATAATTCAGAATAAGCAGGACTGGTATAACACCAATCAGAAAGATTTTTGGAGCAATTGGTACAGTGACGTTTTCAACCTCGATACCGCCAACGACTTCGGCCTTGCCGTGTGGGCTCGAATACTGAACATTCCATTAGCATTTGAAGTTCCTGAGTCAAAAAGCAAGGATGCGTTTGGCTTTGGTGTCAATCACAAGAACTTTGGAAACGGTAACTTTGCACGCGGCGTGTCCGGCGAAATACCGTTGACCACAGCTCAAGCCAGACTTGTTCTAAAACTGCGCTACTTCCAGCTTGTAAGCAGGGGCTCTGTTACTGAAATAAACGAGTGGTTACAAGTTTTGTTCGGAGATCAAGGAAAGGTATTTGTTGTAGACAGCCTTGACATGACATACGCAACTTACTTTTTCAGCTTCGAGCCTGATTCACGGTTGCGGCAGATCCTTGAAAATTACGACATATTACCGCGCCCTGCCGGTGTAGGCGTGCGCTGGCAGGTGCAGGTCAAGCCGTCATTTGGTTTCGGCGTAAACCATTTAAACTTTGAAAATGGCAACTTTGGAGCATAGACATGACAAAGTTTTTTGAAACTCCGTTTGCACAGGCCGGAAACAAAACGGCTGTTCCTGACGCCTTACAGCCTGACGGTAGCATTAGCTACACGGAAGGTTGGAGTCCTGACTACGAACTTCCCAACACAGATCCAGACTACAAACCCATTGGAAGAGAACAGACGAACCAGATGTTTTTCGACATCACGGAAGCTATGGGGCTTGTACAGCGTCAGGGCATTCTGTTTTGGGACACCACGTTTGCGTATTCTCAGTACGCCCGAGTGATAGGTAGCAACGGACAAGTATACAAGGCCGTAATTGCCAACGCCGGAAACGATCCGACCACAGATCTTGGTACAAATTGGGTTCTTGATTCTCAGGTTGTTATAGCATCTCAGGCAGAAGCTGAGGCTGGCGTAAACAACACCAATGTAATGACCCCCCTGCGTACCGCTCAGGCCCGAGGAACTACGGGGCAGTGGGAAGAGCTTGTTGCAGGACAGGCATACATGCGCCCAGATGGGATCATTGAACAGTATGGAATGACAGGTATAATAAACGCGACATCATATGCGACTATCACTCTTCCTGTAACATTCCCCAATTCCTTCATTGCAGCATTTGGAAGTGTTGTTGGTGACAATGCCGCAGATGCTGCTGGTAACAACGGAGGATGCAGCGTGTATGTAGTAAGTAACTCACGGTTTACAATAGGTCATTATAATAATGGATCGAACAACAACGCAATGTACTGGATTGCGATAGGAAGGTAAAAAAATGAAGTATAGTCCTTCATCTGGTGGTTTTTATTCGCCATCGCTTGGAAACGCCCCAGTGGACGCTGTTGATATTAATGACGAACTGTATACAACTTTGATGGTAGCACAGTCACAAGGTAAGATTATTTCATGGGATGAACAGACACAGCTTCCAGCTGCTGTAGAACCTCCTGCTCCGACAGTTGAGCAGCTTGCAGAAGCCGTCAGAAATACAAGAGACTGCCGAATGCTGTGCGCCCTTGATCTGACAGGGAAATACACCACTCAGCAGGCGCTTATCTCGTCAGGCGGAACAGTTGCTAGCCCTATCACGGAACAGGAATACATTTCCGTGCTGCAATATATTGAAGACCTCCGCAATATTCCGCAGCAGCCTGGCTTCCCGTGGAACGGGCCGGACGATGTTGCATGTCCTTGGCCTACCAAGCCCGCATGTGTCTGTGACATGTCAATAACCGAGTAGATCATGTTTTGGCTGTTTGCAGCACTATTTTTTCTGATAGACATGGGGCTGGCTCCGTATGTTTCTAAAATGACATTGCGGGGCCAGCTTGCTACAGAACAGGCGATAGTGTTTCTGGTTGCTGTTTGCGGCCTGTGCTGTGCAAAGCAACCTTCACACAGGGCAGTGTCTGCCATGACTCTTATCGTCGCTTATACTGGATTTTCTGCGTTATACTTCCCAATATGGTTTAAGCTTGCGGCAGCCGCCTTGTGCTTGTCTGTTGTCCTATGGGTTGGCTCTCGTCCAGATTCTTTCCGTAGCGATCCGCAGACAGACGAAAACGTGATGCTCGCGTTTTATCAAGGGGAGCACGGCTCCCTGCTTATGTTGTTGTTTTCCGTTGTGGGCTTGCCAGTGCGATCGATGAGTATAGTGGTGGGCAATGAGTGGATAAAACTTTGCTCTGGAAGCCCCGTTGTCGAGTCTGTGCCAGCAGAAGGGCTTGATAAATCCAAGTACGTGCTGATTGACACCGGGGTAAAAATAGACGAATCAATAACAAATGCGGCAGCCGAAGTGGTTGGGGCCCCTGTACGAACAGAGGGGAGCTTGTGGCTACGCATTAGATGCATTGCGGCAGTTGTACCGTTCCTGAAAGTTCTTGGTCGCGAATACGTGCCCAAATGGCCTTGGGAGTGCATACCATCCATCTATTTCTATCGGTGCGTTGACCGCCTCAACAGGGGGTCCAAATGACAGACATGGAGCGGCAAATGTCAGACCTCAAGCGCGAGTTAATCGACGCCATTAAGACCGAGACGCACGAGGCCATAAAACACACAGGACACTCATGGATAAAAGAGGCTGTTGCAGAGATCGTTCCTGTAACGATTGAAGCTACTCTCGAAAGGCTTGGAATAGATTGCAAGAACCCTTTTGAATGTCAGGCCGACATGCTTTACTTGCGCTCTGCTAGACGAGCAAGCGAAGACCGGCAAAAAGTTTTTATGCAAACGGTTGTCAGATTTTTGGCTACCGCCGGGATGGGCGGAGTCGCTTCATACATTGCTATAAAGTACAACGTAAATTAAGCCCCCTAAATGGGGGCCTTTTCATGGCTTGACGGTTACAACCAGTATCCGTATTCCGTGCGCCTTGGTGAGGGCGATAATGCGTCCTGCGTATTTATCCGCGTTATCACCAACCAGCAACACTGCCGGTTCACGCCCCGTCATCCTGGCGTAGTGCAACGCCTGTCCAAAGGCTTCGGCCCACTTGTGCTGAAAATCAACCTCCCATGCGTGAGTCTCTGTAAGGCAGTCGACGCGCGTTCCGTCTGGAAGGCGATATTCCATCTTCCCAACACCGTCGCACAGAAGATGCTGATAGTACGACTCTGGCTGCTCTGCGTGCGCGATGGATGCAAGCATGGAGATTGCTATGGCTATGATTGCTGCTCGCATACAACCACCTCCCCATCTGCTGCACGTTTAACCAACTCGATGAGTTCTTTGTTTTCCTCAGTTACCGGCAGCACTTCTAGTACGTCCATACACAGGCACTGGTACGCTGCGACCTGGTTCGCAATGTCGTGGTTGCGCTTACGTGCGTCTTCCAGTTTCTGCTCAAGCTCTGCAATCTTCGCAGCGCATTCACCGTAGTTCGTGCTGATCATGTTACACCGCCTCTGGCTTGGGTTGCAGGATGCTCATTGCCAGCGCGTATGCGCAATCTTCACGGTGACGAGTAGTGAGAGTCCCACGGCACACAGGGCAAGCGAACGTGTCTTCGTCGTCAATAACGTGGACTTCGTATGCCAGTTCAGCCAGCCGCGCCTTCTCTTCCCGCTCCTGCGCCAACTCCTTTTCAAGCTGGTGGATCTTCTCGGCGCGGGCCTTCATCTGTTCTTCGAGGCGGTACAGGTTGCGCTTGTAGGTGGCTGCGTTTACTTCGTGCATGGTATATTGCTCCATTTGTGTACAAACTCTGCAAGTTCAATCGAGAGAGCTATCGTGTCCCCATCTGAAACCTTGCATGCATTGATGATCTGAAAGGCATACTCTTGCCACGCCCTGCCACGTACTCTTATCCACTCAATTTCAGGAATGATACTTCCAGATTTGCATTTCGATAGTTTTTTTGCCGCATCTTTTCTTGTTAAGGGACTGCAAAACAACCTAAAGCAGCTTGGTTTCATATTGTTTTCTATAGCATCAGATATCCGCTTTGATTTGTCTTTAGCCCTCTGCTTCAAAAAACTGCGCATTGCTTTTTCTGCAGTAGATACTTTCACATGCACAAAACCATTTACTTCGTGCATGGGTCACCTTCCAGCACGGCGAGTGCCGCGTCTGCGATTTCTCCGGGGCAGTTTATGATCAACGTTAGAAGAGTGTAGGCTCCACCGCACTTCCCAATGATTTCCATTCTGCGATTAAACCTAAGAAACACATCGCTAGTTTCAATGTACTCCAGCACAGGCCGCAAATCCTCCGGATTCTTCCACGGATTCCAGTCGCTGTGCAGTCCGTCAATGATGGTAAACCCCTGATCGTTGCGCCACACGTCGTGGCCCATCGCCTTCGCCAGCCGTTCTATCTTCTCGCGTTCGCTCATGGGTTACTCCTGCACGCCGTACGCGCGGGCGTTGTCGCTGGTTCCGTCGGGGGTGGCTGGTATGTACTCAGTTCCCTCGTCGTCAGTTTCCAACCGACAGCCATATCCGCATTCAATACATTCGAGGTAGGTAGTGCTTTTGGCTGAGCTCCCGCTGTAGCCTGCGACCTTGAACTTTGAGCACCCACAATTTGAGCACTTGATAGGCTCGTCGGTGAAAGATGCGCCTATGACAAAGTAGTTGTATTCCTGTGTCATTCCCCACCTCCCAGAACGCCCCGCGCAATGTCTGCGCAGTCGGCGGAGGTTAAATGTTCGTGGTTTTCGAGGATGGTTTGCAGTGCAGACACCGCGTGTATTTTTAACATGATTTCACGGCGCACGATCTCCGGCAGTTCCGTCAGCATCGGCTTTTCGCCAACACCGAGAGCGGCGCGAATGTCGGCAAGGACTGTGTAAACAGGTTCATCAATCATTTTTGCCTCCGTTCAGGGCAGCGCGGGCTATGTCGGTTCCAAGGAAACACGCGTCTTCACTTCGACCATGCCCCTTCTCACAACCTGACATATCGTAAAACCCCCAGTTCATTTTATCGGCGTACTGTTCCAACGCCTCGCGAAGTCTTTTGTTCTCCTCTTCAAGAGGTAAAGAAATTTCAGGCACTATCCCATACTGTTCCCAGAAGTCTCGTAGCCGCTTAAAGCTTGGCGTTGCGGATGCTACTTTTGCCGCTTCCTTATTCATCAATTCCAGAATATCGTCTCGATACAAATCAAGGAAAAAGGACTTTCCTTCCTCTGTCATTATATCGAACAGATAGAACGGGTTAACGAAATTATTGTAGCAGTTGTCCAGATTGGTTCCATATTGGACTGAATTGAGTAGTTCAACTCCATTCACAAATCCACCGGATACGATAAGGCCATTCGGCCCACGATGCTGTGTCCATCCGTTACTGCTGCCAAGGCAGGTTTTGTTCCTCTCTGTTTCTACTGTCAGGAAAGACAAGAGCAGAGGGACGGTAATTTTCCCTTGGTGGTGGTGCATCTCGAGTTTTTTCCAGCTTAACGGCTTAAAAAATTCTCTCATTTTATACCTTCCTTTAGAGCTGCACGGGCATCTTCTACAAATTGCAGGTTAGTGTGGTAATCTTTTACTATCTGTTCCAGGATAACCTTGTATTTATCCCGCTCCTTCTCCGCAGCCTCGGCGCGGTGGAGGAGGGCGGCGTAGTCGGAATGCGTGACGAACTCACCATCTGCATCCTCAATCATAAGGTCGAACTGTTTGAAATTGCCGCCGTACTGCGCTGATTCCAAGTCAATATAGTATCGCTTAACCATGCCAATTACCTCCAGCCTATGGATATATGCCCAATAATCCAGATTGCAGCTTCCCACAGTCCTATAGCTACAAGTGCGACTATGATGCCCATGATGACAAAGCTCGAAGTCCAGTCATCACGAAACATCACTCACCTCCTTCCGTGCTTCTCGGCTTGGCGAAGCACAGCTTGAGAATGATCGCGCCAATCCAGAAGAGTGCAACACAGCCGATGATTTTCAGTATGGTAAGCATGGGTTACTCCTTTGTTTGCCCCCCCGCTCATTCGCGGCCCCCGTGAGAGCCGCTGGGAGGGGAGGCTAGAGTTCCTTCAAAGCGTCCTTGAGGTAGAAAACTGCTCCGGTGCAGTACAGATCGCCGTCTTCCTCCACGTTGAATGTGGCGTGTTCACAGGCGGGGGTTATCTTCCAGCTGGCGTCGGTATCTTTAGGACACCATTCGGCGGTGATGTGGCGCTCAAATTCGCCACCGATGTAGCTCCTGTTATCGTGGAATTCTTCCCACGACAGAGCCTTTATTTCCCCGTCCTTCGTCTTGATGAGCATGATGCTTATGCCTTCCCATGCACCGTACTCATCATCAATGGCCCCGCGCAGT